ACACCGTGCAAAGACGTACCCTAAAGAACGGTAAATCATTACAGTTCATCTTCACGGGACGTATGCAAGCGGCTTACCATACTCCGGGTGAACCTATTCTCGGATCAGGCGATCCACCAGTAGCTGAGAAGACCATCCAGTGCGATGACCTTCTTATCTCTAGTGCTTTCGTATATGATTTAGATGAAACACTTGCACATTACTCACTAAGATCAGAGATCTCTGCTAAGATCGGTCACGCTCTAGCAGAAGCTTATGATAAGAAAGTGTTCAGAACGATTGCTCTTGCAGCACGTGAAGCACATCCTATCACTGCATCTCCCGGACCAGAACCCGGTGGTACTCAGATCGAATTGGGTGCAACTAAGGAGTACAATGCACAAGCATTAGTGGATGCCTTCTTTGAGGCAGCAGCAGTTCTTGATGAAAAGAACCTACCTAAGACAGGACGTACAGCCGTGCTAAACCCACGTCAATACTATGCTCTTGTATCTCAGGTATCTTCTAACATCCTCAACAGAGACTATGGTAACTCACAAGGTAACCTAAACTCTGGTGAAGGTCTAGTTGAAATTGCTGGTATATCTATTAAGCGTTCTAACAACCTACCATTCTTAGCTGGTACAGTTAATCCTGTAGCTGGTGAGAACAATGCATATAATGGTGATTTCTCTACACACTGTGGACTAATCTATCAGCGTGATGCAGCTGGAATCGTTGAAGCCATTGGACCACAAGTCCAAGTTACAGGCGGTGACGTGTCAGTTTTATACCAAGGAGATGTACTTGTGGGAAGGCTCGCAATGGGCGTCGGAACTCTGAACCCTGCAGGTGCAATTGAATTAACCTCTGCACGTAGCTAATTATGTCACTTAATCCCGGAACATCTACAACTATTACTAGAGTTAAAGGGAACGGTGCTTCCTTAAGTGGAATCGGACAGGTTGATAAATCAATCACTAAGAACCCTGCCACTCCTTTGGAGTATGGTAGGAAGCATTTGAGTCCTGCTAACATAGGAACAGTTTCTTAACTATTAAATATTATGGCAGTACCATCAGCAGTTGGTGAGTACGGGTCATGCGGTGCTGGCACCGAGACTCGTATATCTCCATCTGACACAAGTGGATCAGGCACCCCTTCAGCGGTTGCCTCCACAACAAAAAACTTAAGACTAGCTTATGCTACTGTAGGTGGCTCAGGTGTCCTTGACACTTGTGCTGTTGTTACAGCTCAGTATAACTAACTCAATAGGGGGGACTTCGGTTCCCCTTTTTTTTATTTATAATTCTTAACTATGACTACCACAACCGTTGATATCGATACCGAACTATCCGCAGTCAATGCGATTCTTGGTAGTATTGGTCAAGCCCCAGTATCAGGACTAGATTTTGCTAATCCAGAAATATCATTTGTATATAATTTACTTAAAGAATCAAATCAAGATGTACAAAATGAAGGCTGGACATTTAATATAGAATATCATATAAAGGAAAATGTATCTACTACAGATAATAAAATCATTATAGGATCTGATGTTATCCGAATAGATAATACAGATTCATGGGATAAGACTCGTGATTTTGTAAGAAGAAAGGATTCTGATGGTATTTGGAAATTATATGATAGAGTAAACCATACATTTGAATACCCAGATGATGATTACTTCTATGTAAATAAAGTAAGACTTCTTAATTTTGAGGACATCCCTACAGTATTTCAACGATATATAATATATAAAGCATCAGGTAGGGCTGCAGTACAGTTAGTATCTAATGCTTCTCTACAGAAAATGTTATCAACATTTGAAGCTCAAGCTAGAGGAGCAGCTATGGAGTATGAATGTAATCAAGGTGATCATAACTTTATGGGATGGCCTGATGAATCAGCTTATCAATCTTATAAACCTTATACAGCATTAAGACGCTAATGGGAAGTGTAACTCAAAAAATACCTAACTTTGTTTTAGGTATATCAACTCAACCAGATGAAAGAAAAACACCCGGACAAGTTGTTGACTTAGTTAATGGTCTACCTGATGTAGTAAATCAGTTACAAAAACGTCCGGGTAGCCAATTAGTTAAAGATATAACAACTATAAGTAATCCTTATGGGGATAGTAAAACATATGCTGTCGCAACAGCAGCTAATGCAAAATGGTTCAGTATTTATACAGCACACGATGAACAATATATTGGCCAAGCTGGACCAGATGGAGAAGTTAAAGTATGGAGATGTAGTGATGGTGCATCAATACCCGTGGATTATTCAAGTGTTCCCGGAACTCTTAAAGCTACTTACTTAGATAATACTGCACTATCAGATGAGAAATCTTCTGATATACAGGTTATGACTATTAATGAAACTACTTTTTTCTGTAATAGGCGTAAGAACACAGCGATGAAAACAGGGACTGGTGATCTATCTCCAGCTCAATTAAATGAAGCTTTTATATCTCTTGATACAATATCTTATGGAAAACAGTATGCATTAGATATATTCGATCCAGATGATAATACTACTTTCTCACATACTAGAGCTACAGCACTAACAATTGAAGAATCAGTCAGTTACAGCGGTAGCAGTAATGGTGACTGCTTAGGTATGGGAAGAGAGACAGTTAATATAAGTACAGGTACTGATATATTTGGTACCTCACCGCCTAATATGGGTGCTAATGGTAAGTCTAGACTTAGGTACGAGGTAGATACAAGATGTACTCCACAACCTGACAATGATCATAGTTCTAGTGAAGCATTAGATAATTACCATGATACATATCAACCATTTGTAAAGTTACAATTTGGTGGAGAAGGTTGGGCAAACACTAACACACATCAATATACATCAGATAAGGGTATCACCACTACGGTGACAGTTAGAGCTCAACAGACTATAACATCTAGATGTAATGTAGCTGGAGTAAGACCTCCTGCCACATCATCAACTTCAGATGAGCATGTATCTTCAGCTGGTATCTTAGGTGATATGAAAGCTACTCTAGATGCTATCTCTGGTACAGGTATAACTTGTACTATTGTTGGTAATGGTTTACATCTATATAGAGCTACCCCTTTTGGTGTAACTTCACCTGAGAAAACTTTGATGACTATTACTACAACAGAAGCTAATAATATAGCTGACCTACCACGTACATGTAGGCATGGCTATATTGTTCGTGTAGTTAATAGTGGTGAAGATATGGATGATTACTATCTTCGTTTTCAAGCTGAAGGTATAAGTGCAGAGATATCAAAGAGTGCAACATATGCTAGATCAGGTACTACAGTAACAGTAACTTCAACTGCTCATGGTTTAGCTAATGGTGATCAAGTCTTTGCTGATTTTACTAGTGGAGGTGCTTTAGATGGTTTATATACTATTGCTAATGTAACATCTGATACATTCACAGTAACAACTACTGCTTCAGGTACAATCAGTGCAGGTGCTACTCTTACATACACACCAGCTCGCTTCGGAGAGGGCGTGTGGGAAGAGGTAGCAGCACCGGGTATAGAAGTTACCATAGATAAAGATACAATGCCTCTGAAGCTCGTACGGGTTAATCCGGGGACATATGCTATTAATGGTGGTTCATCACGTAACTACACAAATGGATGTTTTAAATTTGATTATCCAGATTGGGGTGAACGTGATGTAGGTGATGATATAACAAATTCAGCTCCTTCTTTTATAGGAAATCCAATTCAAAAGATGACGTTCTATCGTAATAGAATTGGCCTACTTAGTGAAGAGAATATTATTTTATCTAGGGTTAATGATTTCTATAATTTCTGGGTTAAGACAGCTATGGCTATTTCTAACGCAGATCCTATAGACTTACAATCCAGTTCAAAATTTCCAACTAAATTATATGATGCAGTAGAATCTGCAGGTGGATTAGTCATATTCAGTGCTAGTGAGCAGTTCTTATTAAGTTCAGGTGCAGAAGCTTTGCTTACTCCTGAAACTGCTAAAGTTAGTTACTTATCTTCTTATGCGTTTAATAAAGATACAGTACCTATTTCATTAGGAACTACAATAGGATTCTTAAACAGCACTGCAAGGCAAGCTCGTTTCTATGAAATGCAGAATGTTGCTGCAAGAGAAGAGCCTCAAGTTCAAGAACTAACTAAAATTGTAGGGGAATTATTCCCTACAAACAGCACTATTGTAAGCGGATCTAATGAAAATGATCTATTATTATTTGCTACAGATAGTACATTACATACTTCTACAAATGAAGTTTGGGGTTTTAAATGGTTTGAAGCAGGGCAACAGCGAAAACAATCAGCTTGGTTTAGATGGACAATGCCTAATAAGCTTATATATCATACAATATTAGATGATGTATATTATGCAGTATTAGGAAATAGTGATAATAATAAATTTACACTAGAAAAATTTGACATAAAATTAACTTCAGATACTCCTATGATAGGTACTGCACCTGATGAAAATAGGGTACATTTAGATACCAAGAAATCTATTGCGTCAGGTGATATAACTTATAATGCTCAGACTGATGTGTCCACATTTACATTAGGTGCTGGATACTATAGTTCTAATAACTTAACTGTATACTGTACTACAGATAGTGATGATGCAGGTAAAAGTTATGATGTTCCAGCTGCTAAGATTACTGGGACAGCTCCTAATGAAACAGTAACTCTTCCCGGTAATTGGAAGACTTCTACAAAAGATGGAAGTGCAGTTAATGTAGGTCTAATTGTAGGATATGAATATGAGTTTGAAGTTGAATTACCTAGAATATTAATAACACAAACATCTGGACAATCTATCAATACAAACACAAGAGGTTCTTTAGTTATCCATAGGATGAACTTTGACTTTGGTGATGTTGGTGTCATTGATGTTACCCTTAAGAGAAGAGGAAGACCTGATTATACTTATACAGTAGAATCATTAGAATGGGATAATGTTAAAGCTAGCACTGCAACAATAGCATCTAATTATATACACACTATTCCAGCTTATGAAAGAAATGAAAATTTAACAGTATTATTAAAATCAAACCACCCATCTCCAGCTACGATTCATTCAATGAATTGGGAAGGAGATTATTCACCAAGATATTATCAAAGTGTCTGATTATATTCACCCAGTTACAATGGAGGCTACTGTTGAAGTTGCCTCTAATCTTCGACCAGATGATTATAGAGAAGTAATGGAAGGTCATGGCCACTTTCCACTTCTCCATATTCCTCTTGTTGCTTTCAACGGAGATACAGTTTACTTTGAAGTGCCTAACGGCAAGACTGCCGGATTAGCCGGAGTACAGGAAGATGGAAAAGTATGGATGCTTTGCACACCAGCAATACATGAATACCCTTTCACCTTTGCACGTGAAGCTAAACGATTTATAGAAAGCAGACAAGAAGAACTTCTTTGGAATATAGTAGATAAACGGAATACCGCTCATCTAAAACTTCTAAAGTTTCTGGGATTTAAGTTTTTACGTGAACTTGAACATGGTCCCAACAAATTAACCTTTATAGAATTTTGCCGTGTGCGATCCAGTATCAGCAGGAATGTTCGCCATTAATGCCGTTGGGCAGGTAGGTGAACATCAAGCTAAACAACAAGGAGTCCAAGCTCGTAATAGAGAAAGGCTAAAACAATTTGATTATGAAAATCAGGATTATCTAAATACTGTAAAATTAGATAATGCTCAATATATGAATGATGTATCAGTAGCAGAAGAAGAACAAAATGAAATCTTCAAATCTATGGTAAATCAATGGAATGAACAAGATGCTCAATTAGATAGATTATATTCAGCACATAATTTTGCTATGCAAGATGAAATCATCAAAATGTATGAAAAAGATTATGCTGGTGATCAAACAGGTGCATCTGCAGCACGACTGGCAGCTGAACCTTATAGAAAGAAAGGCTTTGAAGTTGCTAAACTTACTGCTGATATGATACTTAATAAAAAAGAAGTATATGCTAAGAAAGAATCAATTAGGGATGATGCTACATCTAGATCTAATCAAGTCTTTG